ATTTTATTTGTATTTTATACCGTGAATCATCAAGGGTAACGATCACCTCTTGATTTGGTATTTTTTTTTATGTTATTAATTCCATTATCCAAAAAACCCCGCTATTTTTTGTAAGTTAGTTTTCTTGTCTGCTTTCGGTAATTGCTCACCACGGTTTTCAGTGTCAACATCTGAATCATTTGAAACATCGGGAGAAGCAAGTTTTTTTATTACTATTGTTCCCGTTATTTGTTCAATAAAACTAACTGTCATTGAAACAGTATCGAACATAGCCGCGCTTTCTTCGCTTGGGTAACTTTCGATATACATTTTATTAAACGTTGACACTCTGGTTTGAATGCTAAGCATGGTGGTGTTATTGCTTGCGTCTTGAATGGCCTTGTAAACATCTTTGTAATCATTAGAGTCTAGGATCATTGGTATTGAGATCCTAACCTGATTAATGATTTTATTATCAGAAACAACCGTCCCATCTTCAACAGGATGTTGAGCAAATGAATTGCTTGGAGCAACCGAAGCTTTTAATAATTTAGCGGTAGGGAAAAGCTGTTCACCGGCTTCATTTAATATTGCTGTAACGTCCATTAATAAGCCTCTGCATCATCGAATTGTTGTATTGCCATTGACACTTGATTATTTAGGTTGTCACCGACAGCCGAAGCAACGCCAGCGGCATCAGTTGCTTGTGTGTTAATTGTAGAGCCGCCAACAGTGACATTATTAACTCTGCTTGATGATTGCTGACTATTTACAATTGAAGCGCTTGTTTGACCGTTTAAAGGGTTGTTATCAATTGCGCCAGTAACTTTTATAGCCTTATCTAGGTTAGCGCTTATTTCATCATCACCGAACCCAAAGAATGACATAGCACCTTCAAAAAGATCTGATAATGTTTCAAACCCACCTTTAATGCCATCAATAACACCGTTGACAATATCACCAAACCATTGATATTTTTTAGCTAGATCGCCAATAAATGATTCTTGACCGCCGATAAAAGCAACCACATCTTCATATAGTAAAGCGAACGCCACACCAACAGCAGCAACAGCGGCACCAATTAATAAAAATGGAGCCATGGCAACCAAAGTGGCGGCACCGGCTGAAAGAATGACAGGTAAGTAAGTTGTAGCAATAACGGCACCAACGGCAATAAAAAACCCTGTAACTAATGTTTCATTTTCTTTAATCCATCCAATGATCGCATCAAACCCCTGCATCATTGACGTTAGCAAAGGTAAAATTGTTGTTCCGGCGGTAGTGAATAAATTTGCAAACGATTGTTGACTATCAGCTAAAGCATCGTTGAATTCAGCAGCGGCGGCGGCATCTTCTTTGGTGGCAACGCCTAATTGTTTTTGTTTTAAAACAAGTTCTTCAACTGCAACGCGGCCTTGTTGTAATAATAATATTGTGCCTTGATCTAAACCGAGTTTTTTACCGAACGCGAAAGATTCTGTTTTACTTAATCTTTGGAATGAATCGGCTAGCTCCGGTAATATTTCAAAAGCGCTTTTTATTTTTCCGCCAGCGCCAACGGCATCAACGCCAAGGCGAGCAAATATTTCTGAAGCCTCACCGCCACCAGTTAATGTAATATCGGTTAACTGGTCGGTTAAACTTGCAAGGGTTCCGCGAAAAGCGGCGGCATCACCGCCTGATCTCTTGACTGCTTCACCCCATGCGCCAATTTCTTCAATTGAATGTCCGGTAACCTCGGCAAACTTCCCTATTTCATCCGTTGCTAAAGCTTGTGAAGTTATACCGGCAAATAAACCGGTAACAACAACCAAGCCAGCAGCGACAGAAACCAAGCCTTCAGAAAGACCAAGAAAACTAGTTGCGCTTTCATCAACAGCACCGCCGAGATCATCCATTGAATCAGCGGTATCATTAGCGGTTTTTTCAGTGTTAGATAAACTCTTATCAACATCATCAATTTCACGCTTTGCTTTTTCGGCGTCCGTTTCAAACAGAATGCCGAAGGTGGTTAATAAACTCATTTTCCAGCCTTATTTTTTTGGTATTCCATAGCTAAATGCTCGTTGATTTTGGGGATCATGATGCACTCATACATATCAAGCGCATCTTCATAATCATAAATAGTCCTAAGCTCTATTAAGGACGCTTGCTTTTCGCTGATAATTGCCCCGATAAGCGGTTCAATATTGACATAATTCGATCTGGGAGCGTCTGATTGAATTTGCTCAATGCGCTTGATAGCTTTTCGGGACTGAAAAAATTTGTATTATATTTCACCATTTCAAGCTCTATTTTTACGAGCATTTCCCAATCAGTAACATGAGAATTTAAAATAACTTCGTTATCTAATCGGATCCAAGAACCATCAGGCGCTTTTACATCAACGAAACACATTAACATTTTCATTAATTTTTCATTTGATTTGTAATCACCGATTTTAGGCATGGCGGTTGGCATGTACTGAGTAAAGATTTCTCGGCCTTGTGTAGCAGGTACACGAGAAATACGAAATACTTTTTCACCATCATCAATTGATTTTATTGTAACTTCTAATGGTTTGATTTGTGGGGCTGGTTGAGTTGACATAATACACCTTCAAATGTCGCACCGATTGAATTGATCACTAGAAAAGACCGGTGCGTCTCTTTCGGCTCATGATTGCCTATCTAGTGATCAAACTATTAAATATTAAGCACTGAATCCGGTGAAGGAGTGTATAACATTTTTGCAAAACGTAATTTATACGATGCGGTTTTAAGTCTACCAGAAGAAGCCATTGATGTTGCCGGCGTTCCGCTAATAATTTTACCACCAGTTAAAGTAAGCGTTGAAAGATCAGGCGCTATTCTAATAATCGTTATTTCATCACGCGCCGGAAGTTTACCTTTTTCAGCTCTGTTAGCTTCAAAAAGTATATTCATGGTTAAGTGACTTAACGTATTAGGAATTAAGTTTAATGTTAATTCAATTGGTGCCGCAATAGTCCAAGTAACAGCATCACCGTTAGTACCCATTACCATATCGGCAATAGTCATTTCAGGTAAATCCATTCCATCCGCATCATCTGCAAAATGCGTAATAGGTGCCGGTATAGGTAACGTATTACTTGCCGTAACGGTAGCAATCGCCCCAAAGTGTGATAAATCAGGCATTAAAAACCCCTTATATTAAAATGTGACGGCCAACAACTTTATCGACAGCATCGCGTTTGGCATAAATTAAAGTGTAATCCAAGAAGAACTCAGTAACTTGATTATTCGTTTCTTCACTAATATCAATAATAAACCAATAGCCTTTACTAGCAACATCAAAATGCGCATCGTCACGGCCAGAAATTTGATTGATAAATTGAATTTGCGTAGTGGTTAATTTCTTACCTTGAGATATTGAACCGTTAATAATTGCTTTGTTAACAGTCGCGGAAATGTAAGAAGTACCGGTTGCCTTGCCAACATCATCAGCTGAAACAATTGGCAACGCTAAAAACATGCTTAAAATGCCAGATTTCAAATCAGACTTTAACCATTGTTCATTAGCATAAACGCCCATTTTTAAAGGAGCAGTTGCGCCACCCATTAATGTTCCGCGTTGATAAAAGCTTAACTGTGTACCAGCTTCTTGAGTTTGACCGTAATAATTAACACGGATAGCATCAAGGGTATCTGATTGAGTTGTACCGGTAACCGTTGGCGTTAAGCGGCTATCTTGCGTGTACATGTAATTCGCGGCGGCGGCTGATTTGCTAAAATCTTGGCTAGCAAGTAAAGCACAAGGTATCATTTCGTGAAATTCATCAACGTTAGCAGGATCATAAAGCGTCACACCTGTTCCGGCATAACCTTGTAACGCGTCAAAGTAAGATTGAGCATCAGCGAGCAATACAGGAACATGATATTGAAACTCATTGTTGTTCGTAATGTTCCACGCTGAAGACTCTTCAACCTCGACAAGCCCAAGCGTTTCAATAAACACGTATGAACCAAAGTCATTAGTTAATTCAGTTGAACTAGATAGAACATCAGTGATTGATTGAACTGCTATACCATCGCTGAATATTGCCGTTGATTCCCAGCCTATAGCAGCAAGATCAGCAGCTAAACCAGTGATTGCAATAGTGCCATCAGCGGTGCCGTTAGTATCAAGTATAAACTGAGTTTTAAGCGCATTGTAAACAACGGTTGTTGTTGCGAATGTTCCGGCAAGAGCTTGTATTTCAGTTTGTAATTCAGTAGCAACAGCGGCGTAATCACCAGCAAGGCTAAAATCAACGATTATATTACCGTCAACACCAGCAAGGGTAACCGTAATAGCACCGGCATTAATTGCGACTAAATCAGCAAGCGCACCGGCCTTTGTTCCAAACACTTGAGCCGAAGTATCAACATCAGCCCAACGAGCAAAATTAATATTATTAGGTGATGTGATCGCTTTAGATACAAAACCAAAATATTGTAATGCTCGTTTATACTCTTCAGAAGTCGAACCAAAATAAGCAAGTACAGATTCTAAGTCGCTAAACTTTAAAACTGAACCCGTTGGCACCTGTTCGTTAGTTGTGAAAATTCTCAACAGCAATTCGCGAGCGCTAACAGCAGTAGCCCCACCAACGCCGGACGTTATTTGTACATATTTTTTTGAATTAATAGCCATAGTTGTTAAATACCATGTAGGTTACTGTTAACCCCTGTAATACTGGGGATCTCTTTTTCGTAGTTATGCTGATAAGTTACAGTTAAATCAAAAGAAGGTGAAGATTCATTCCTATCTTTATCATTTATAAAATAACTTGGCCGAACATCTGTTACACGCTCAATATTAACACCATTATTGCGCAAATTCCTTACCGCGTCATAACTTTGTAATAAGTCAGCGGCAACGGTTAAAATATCTGAAGCGGTCAAACTGTTAATGTCGCTTGGGTCTTGTTGCGCTAACGCATCAAATTGAAATGTTGCACGTTTTAAATGCTCCTGTGTTCGCTTGGTTCCAGTGTAAAAAATACCAGTTCCCACTTGAGGGTTAGCAACTTTATGAATGAAAATGCGCCGACCTTCTGAAGCTGATTGCTGTGTTGGTTGATATGATTGTTTTATTTTAACATCAGCCAAGCTTTCACCATCAAGCAATAATCTTAATTCAGCAATGATCACTTTGAATAAGTCATTATCACGCATTAGAAACCCTTACACATAAAACACTATTCCAATCACCCGAAGAAGACCAATCAAGATCAGGCAACGCTTTATATTTGCCACCATTAAAAATTATTTGGTCGGCGTTCTCACTACGGCTTAATGCATCAATCAATTCAACATCCCATATTTGAATGTAAATTTTTGAAAAGTCTAAGCCCAAGTTTTGATATTTACTTCTTGCTACCGGTTGAACGCTTCCGGTTCTGTTTTCAGCCACATCATAAACATCAACATCAAGACCAATTGAATTAGTTGTTTTAGATAGCCATTTAACTATTTGATAATCTTGCTTGCCGATCACCGTTTGAGCAGCTGCAAGTAAATTAAATCCAAAGTTCATTAATAAACCTCATGAGTCAAGGTTGAAATTAAATAGCCCGTTTCTCTTAACGGGTCTTTATTGCCAAATGATTGATCGCCTAGTTGACCGGCTCCAGTTTGACCAGCAGCAATAGCGCCGGCAACCGCACCAACAAGAGCGCCACCAATTTTGTATTTATCATCGTTTCTTATTTTTCTTAATGCAATTGTTATGGGGGATAATTCAACGAAACTACCGCTAACAATTGAATTTTTAATATCAGCAGAAGCTTTTAAGCCAATGCCATTTAATACTTGAACAATTGAGACTTTGCCATTTAAAAAGGCTTTAGCACCTTGATCAGCAATACCAGCCCATGATTCAGTTTTGTTTTCTATTGTTGGCCGGATGAATGGTCTTGGGGGGATACTTAATTTAGGGTTGCCGAATTCATTTTGAGCGGCTATCCCTGCAACTGGTGTTCCATCGGCATACTTTGCCGACTCTAACCAACCAACTTGCAAGCTTTTATTATCCGCGCCAGCCAAAGCTTTACTAAGGGCTGTTAATGATGTTTTATCAACAGTGACGCGAGACATTAAAAACCACCGTTTATTTTTCTGAAGCCTCGGCGTTCTTCACTTCCGCCAACATAAAAGCCGCCGGCGCTTTGAGCGTCAAGCATGGCAATTAATTGTAAACCGTAAGTTGTCGTACTAAACCAATACGTGAAAGTATCAGTGTTTGGTGGCTCGGCCAACGAAACCGAAACACTACCTTCAGTGGCAGAAGTAACGATTTGTGTTGGGCGTCCTGAAGCTATTGAATCTTGAATATGCAACAAATGAGCTAGCATTAATTGCAACGCATATTCTCTGCACTCTTCCGGTAATGTGCAATCGCTATCATCAATATAACATTTGCCTATAGCGTATTGGGCATTTAAGCGTACATCAGGATAATCAGCTTCAACCGAATAGGCCGGAAAATTAACCCTGAAGGACGTTATATCAAGAACAATAATCACAATTATTACTCAGGCAGGCGTTTCTTTGTTAGTAACAACCGTTGCTTTTGCGTTTTTCGCTTTAATGTCTTTTTCATCAAGCGGGGCGCATTTATCTTTTTTACCCGAAGTAGGTTTCTTCAATGAGAAGAAACCACGATCAATCAAACGAAGAAATACGGGGTGATTTTCAAGCGTTTTAAATTCTTCATCACTAATTTGTGTTTCAACAAATTTAGCTGTTAGATGATGTTTGTTTGCTACGTTAGCACCGCCTTTAATTAAAATGGCCGTCTTTGCTTTTGCAGCTGATACTTTTTTTCCCTTTGCATTTTTAATGTACGAAGGAAATACTTGATCGTTTGATAATGTTGAAAATATAGATTTCATGATAGCACCGTTTTATTTATAAAAATAAATTCAAGGGGCGGTTAAACCCCTTGAAGCGTTCTGTTTACGATTAGATAGCAGTATAACGAACTACTGCATAACCGCGCTTAACGTAACAACCAGCTGTTGCGTTAGTGTAACCTTCTTCATAACCCTTAACAGTTGTAACACTGTTTAAAGCTTGCATTTTAGAAGGGCAGATTTGAACAACAGTATTGCCATCGTCCGTGCCTGAACCAGTAACGTTAATAGCATATAGATAAAATACGCTATCACCACCGTTAGCAGCATCAAATTCAGGGATTGATTCAACTGTAATGTTTGGATAGTTTTTACTTAACCATTCATTGACAGTCATACCGTTTGAAAATGAAGCATCAGATTCATTCATCAAATCTTTAACGCCAGAAGCAACCGCAAGTTTTAACGCCATTGATTCTGGATCAGCTTGTGAGCCTGATTGTTGACGTAAAGCAGCAGCAGCGGTAACAATATCGGTTACACGTTCAGCGACAGTTTTAGTGTCCCATTCAGTATCACCACCAGCACCAAGCGCGACAGTAACGAACGCCGGCAAGTTAGGATCATTCAAGAAGCCATAAGTACGGTTTGCACCGTCATTGTAACCATTGAAAAAGATATCATTACGAAGGATTTCAAACGCAAGAGCAACAGCTGCACGTTTTTCTTGTGCTGAGTTAACTTGAGTTTCACCAGCGCGAGCTTCTTCTAATTTCTGAACCTGTAAACCAAGTTCAAAACGTACAATGGTACGGCGATCAAACGTTTGATTCCAAGAGGTAACCGGAACATCACCGTGATCTTTATAAAGCTCAGGCGTTCCAAGATGTTCAAGAATTGTTTGAACAATCTCTTCATCATGCCAATTACCAGCAGTAACCAACGGCGCTAATACATCACCACGGCGAGCCGTAGTAAGAATATGAACAACACCTTGTAAAAACTCTTGTAAGAATTGAACAGGTGTACCCATTGAACTTGCAGTAACCGGCGTAACAATGCCAGCATCCATAGCAAGAGCAACCGCACTTTTAGCAAACTTGCTATCCATGCCAATA